TCAGTATGTTCCGAGCGCTTCCAGTTTTCTTTCCCGTTCGAACTTGTGGTCTTGATCATAGTCAGCTTCTCTAGATTGCTCCAACGCAGAGACGAAAAGCTCGGCGGCATGACGACCCGCCTGTGTTCTGTCATCTTCGATGACCGTTGCTATCCGCCGGAATAATTCGGACTCGAAACTGCCTGCATTGTTCGAGGTATTCGGCCGTGCCAGTCTTGCACCGCCATCCAGTCTGATTGCCGACACATAGAACTCGTCCTCGTAATCGGCTCCTGCTGAGGTCAGCTCAGCACGCCCGTATAACAGCAACCCGGTTTCCCAGCGATCGCATAGGCGGATACTAAGCTCATCGAACGAATATTCGCAGGAGAATTCTGAAGCGTACATCATCATTCTCCCACCCTGGCGATCGACGATAGTTCGGCAACGCCGGCGCCTCTCACGGCATCTGCCGGTATGATTATGAAAGCATTCGGCTGCCTCAGCATGAATGGCATTCTCCTTCGATGGCCTTGCGGCTTTTCCAATCGTTGCAATTGGCCTGTCCGGTTTCGCTAACTTCGGGCGAGGTCCTGCTCTTGCCCGGGCTCATTCCATTCAGGGCCAACGGCTCTTCTCGGTGAAGTTGCCATTCAACATGATGTATGTCAACATAATTTATGTTTATCGCGCGACTCAAATAGAAAATTGGTTTTATTTGCGTGCGATATGACCGCAAATCCGGCCGATGATCGTCAAGCGGTCCAATTCGACGGTAAAAGTTTCCAGTGCCGGATTGTCGGAGATGATCTTGACTTCGCTTGGTCGGCTAAAGGGAACTCGCTGCAAGCGCTTGATCTGCGGCTCCGTATAACCGTCGCTGATCGCATAGACCGTATCGGTGGTCATTTGGTTCTGTGAGAGATCGACGATGACGCGATCGCCGGGCATGTAGGTCGGCTGCATGGAATCGCCGACGACTTCCATGATGATCGTGTGGCTCGGGGAAGCCTTGGCCTCGTTTCGCAGATAGCCGGTGGGGATAAGCCATTCTGCGACGATCTTATGCCCGGCGACATTGCCGGAGCCGACGGGGAGGTTGATGACTTCGCCGACGACGCCGCTACCGGCTCCAAGTTTCACGTCCACTTCCGGTGTTGCGCCTTCGATCTGCGGCTTCCAGTGTTCGCGGCTGTAGCTGAGCTCGTCGCCGCTCTCGGCAAATCCATCGTGATCCTGCTCGTCGGGATCGAAGGACATGACAATGTTTGGCGCCGGACGTGCGGTTTTGCGCTGGCCTTCGCCGGTCAGAAGATAAGCCGCGGTCGTGCCGAATTTCTTGGCATAGCGATTGGCGACTTCGGCGCTGAATTCGTTCTGACCGTTTTCATGCGCGCGATAGGTGGACAAGCTCACGCCCAGCGCTTCTGCCGCCTTCGTGGCTGATGGATAATTTGCGGCTTCGCGCGCCGCTCTTAGTCGTTCGCCCATGGATTTCTGCATCTTTTGACCCTTGCAAAATTTCAGACATAAATCATGTTGACAACATCATTATTATCAACATAATTTATGTTTATCAAGATGCCAGTGGCGCAAAACGCTGTTTGGCGGGTGAGCGGCGCGGCTTAGTACGCGGCGGACAATGTTTTGGAGGTGAAGTTATGATCATAGGCAATGGGAACAGGAGGGCAGCGTCGCAGGCTGGATATTTCGATCGCTTTTGGGGGTGTCCCGGATGCCTCCGAATTCTGTCGATCGCGGAGGTCATCGAGCTGCATTGTGAGAGTTGTGATGTAGCCGTCGAGCCTGCGGAAATGACGAAGATCAGGTCTTTTTCCGAAGCAGCTGGTCAGGAGGCGCTGCCATGATCGAAATGCTTCAGGGTCTTCTCGCCTGTATCGGCGCGGCGTTGTTTTTTGTCGCTATGGTGATCGCAATAAAGTCGGTCATTGGGAAATCGCCAATGACATCCCTTGAGGATGAGGACTTCGGTGCTCCGGAGGGAGACCAAATTCATTTCCGCATTGCCAAAGACCCCACGCTTGCGCCCAAAGAGCCGGCACGGCCGGCGAAACTGCGCAGACGGTAGGCGGGTCCCAAAGGTCAAAGCCCAATCGAAAACTCTAGAGATAGACCTGGCCAAGCGAGCCGGGGGAGGTTGCTATGAACGAATTTCAAATCGGAACAGAAGCCGTTGCCGGCGGCCATCTCGGCTGGATTCGCAAGGTTCACCGAGCGACAAACGAGATCGTCCGCGATGGCCGAGGTGAACCGATCGTCTTTGCGACGCAGGATGCTGCCAAGGCGGCAGCCGGCGAGGCGATGGTCGCTTATCTCAACACACCGATGCTGCGCGATGGGGCGAGGGTAGAGGCGATTTCTAAGGCGGAGGCCTTCTTCAAACCCAAATCGGTCAGCGCTATCGCGGCCATTGGAAGCGCTTCGTGAGCTGTCCCCGGATGGCAGAGGCAACAAATTCACCAACGAAAGGAGTTGAACTGTCATGACCAAAGGCAGGCTGGATCTTCTTCTCGATGGGCTCGGCATCAAGCTGGTTCCCGTCCATCGGCGCCGGGCACCTGCAGAGAGCCACGCGCGCGGCACGATGCAGGAAATCCGGGGCCGCTATGGCGATGGCCATCTGGTCTTCGTTCTGCGGTGTATCCGGCAGACCGGGAGCAATCGCGACGAGCTCTGGTCGGACACGATCGGTGCCGTGTCAGATGTTCTGGCGCAGCGCGAGGATTGGGCACTGCAGCGTCCAGGTGATCTCTTGGGCGCCTTCGACGATATCGCGCTTGCCACATTGCGCACGGATGCGGTGGCGCGGCGGCCTTGGCCCGTTCGCGCGACATTGCGAACGCTGATTTATCAGGAATTGGAGAAACGACTTGATACACCGGTCCGCCTTGCAGTTTGACGACCTGTCCCGTCGCGCGGCTGAGATTGCCGACGTGAGTCTGATCGTCCGTGCACGTTTCGTCGAAGCTGCCGATACGATGGCTCATCTTGACGTGCGCGGCATCCGACCGGACAGGATGCGGACACTCTGGCCGGAGGTTTTGTCCGAGCCGATGGATCATGCCGATATCCGCATTCGCTATCGTCCGAGCGCTGCGGCCATCAGCCGGGCAGAGGAGGTTTTGCAGGAATGGCTGAGGGTTCACGTCCAGGATGAGGAGCGGCGCATTCTGCTTTCGCAATGGTCCATTTGTCTTGCCGCGCCCTATATGGCCGGTTCGTTTCGGGATTTTTGCGCGCGGACGGGGCGCGTACGGCGCACGGCCGAACGGCGTATTCACAGCGAGTTCCAGAAGTTGGCCGATGTACTTCTCGCTGCCTCACCGATGCTTCAGGAACCGGATTGGTCGCGCATATCGCCAATGATGCCGAATGCGCCTGGCGGGCTCGACCGGGCAAGGCCCAAGGCACCCAAACATGAAACACATTGGCTGCCGGATGATGCGCGGCCCGTCTTCGATGCGGCAAGCCCTGAACTTGCCGAATTGGCTAAACGACTGGAGCGTGGGAACCGCAGGCGCGCCAAGATGAAAGTCTGAGCCGTCGCACTGATGCGGTCCGAACCCGCAACCATTGTGATGCGCCAATATCTCCGATTGGTGACTTTGTTCAACCAAGCGCAAAAACGCCGGCGGGGCGACTCTTTGCAGTGATCTCGCCGAAATCTGGGACCGTGTATTGTGCCAAGAGCCGAAGACGCGATGTCGGCAGATGAGCTCTCCAGGGATCGCCGATCAGAATCGTGATTTCTCGAGCCAGGCAGCGGTCCAGAAACGCGATGACGCTTTCCGCAAGCGCTGCCTCATAGAAAAGATCCCCGACGCATATGACGTCGACGTCAGGCGGTTCGCTTTTCGTCAGGTCGGCGAGTACCGTTTCGATCGTCACATCATTGAGTGCGGCATTGAGCTCGATAGCTGCGATTGCATAGGGATCGATGTCGGCGGCATACACTTTCGCTGCGCCTGCCTTTGCAGCGGCAATCCCAACAATTCCCGAGCCGGCGCCCAGATCTAATACGCGGCGACCAGCCACACTTTCTGGCCTGTCGAGAAGATAACGGGCGAGAACCAGACCTCCTCCCCAGTAATGCGCCCAGTACGGTGAGCCGAATCGCGGATCTTGTTCTGCGAGGCGACGCAGCCCGCTTTGTGGATCTGCTTTATGCAGGCAAATATCGGGAATACCGGGAACAGGCAGGACCGGGAGATTGGCGGCGATGAACCGCCGAACCCAATCCTGGCTCATGGGATCATCCGAACTGCTGTTTCGTCTTGCCGAGATTCCTATCGGCTCGCCTTTGCGCATCTTGAGTATTTTCGCGAATTGAGGGTTAGATCGTTTAGTTCGTCGGACTGGAGAATCCGATATTTACGGGGAATTTCAATTGGTTATTTGTAGCCCCCGTCAAAATCCTTATTCCTTGCGCGCTGATCGCCCTTCAAGGGTGTCGCCAATTGGGCCTGAATAGGGTATCTATTTTGGCATGATGAGAACAGTTGCAGCGACGCACTGTTGACCGCAAGCGATGTTTTAAACCGCTTGTTTTCTTTCAAAATTCCATCGGAAATCATGAAGCATGACCAATGCCGACAAGCCAGTCGCGCCGCGCAAACCGCGTGCGCGCCGTCGCAAGGTTGTTTCCATCGAGGATACGCCGCTTGATTACATGCTGAAAGTGATGCGCGACGACGAGGCGGACCAGAAGCGGCGCGATGAAATGGCGAAAATAGCGGCCTCCTATGTTCATCAGAAACCTAGCGAGCGCGCCGGGGCCAAGGGAGGCCGCGGCGTCACCATCGATCTAACCAATGCTACGGATGAGCAGCTTGCAATACTCGAATCTCTCTTCGGTCCGCTTGCCGGATCCGGCGACGATGATCGCAGCAATCCAAGAGGAGAAGGCGAGGCGGAGAGCTGAACGCGAGCAGATGGAGGTCGCAGCCCGGCTTGCCATGGATGCCGAGCGCATTCATGCCAGCTGCCAGTCTCTAACCGGCTTCGTGCGAGAGGCCTGGCATGTCGTCGAGCCCTCAGTCGACTATGTCCACGGCTGGCATATTGATGCTATCTGCCGACATCTTGAGGCGGTGACATCGGGTGACATTACCCGGCTGCTGATCAACGTTCCGCCGGGCACGATGAAATCGCTCCTGTGCGGTGTCTTTTGGCCGGCATGGGAATGGGGGCCAAAAGGCAAACCGCAACTGCGCTATCTCGGTGCCTCTTACTCGGAACATTACGCCAAGCGCGACAATAGGCGCATGCGGGACCTCGTAGCCTCCGAATGGTATCAGACACTATGGGGCGATCGGGTCAGGCTGACAAGAACGGGCGAAATGGCCTTCGCCAATAGCTGCACGGGCTCGCGGCAGGGTGTGCCGTTCTCCAGGTTGACGGGCGGCCGCGGCGATCGTGTCATCATCGACGACCCGCATTCCGTGGATGGGGCGGAATCGGAGGCCGAGCGCCTGTCCACCGTCCGCACCTTTCGCGAATCTGTCCCGACGCGTCTCAACGATCCCCAGCGCTCGGCAATCGTTGTCGTGATGCAGCGGCTACACGAGGCGGATGTCTCCGGGACGATCCTCGCGCTTGGGCTCGGCTACGAACACCTGATGCTGCCGATGGAATTCGAGCCGGAGCGCCGTTGCCGCACGTCGATTGGATTTGTCGATCCGAGGACGGAAGAGGGCGAACTGCTTTTTCCGCAGCGCTTTCCTCGTGCGGTCGTCGAGCGGGACAAGGTTCCGCTCGGCTCCTATGCGGTGGCCGGTCAATTTCAGCAACGGCCTGCCCCTCGGTCGGGCGGTTTATTTCAGCGCGGCGATTTCGAAATCGTCGAGGCACTGCCTTCCGGTGCGAAGCGTTGTCGCGCCTGGGACTTTGCCGCTTCGAAGGCGCGTCCCGGCCGCAAACCAGACTGGACCGTTGGTCTGCGCATGGCTTTGATCGATGGTGTTTTCTATGTCGAAACCCTCGCGCGAGGGCGCTGGTCGCCCGCCGAGGTGGAGCGCAATCTCAAGAACACTGCCTCGCAGGACGGACCGACGGTGACGATCCGCATGCCGCAGGATCCCGGTGCGGCCGGCAAGGCTGATGCGGAAACCAAGATCAAGCTGCTCGCGGGCTTTCCTGTAAAAGCCATATCACCAACCGGCGACAAGGCGACGCGCGCCAAACCCGCTTCGGCGCAGGCCGAAGCGGGAAACGTCAAGCTTTTGCGTGGGGACTGGAACGAAGCCTTTCTCGATGAGATCTGCGCCTTCCCGAACGGGCAGTTCGACGATCAGGTCGATGCCTTCGCCGACGCTTTGAACGAACTCGCGCTGAGTTCGTCCTTCAGTTTCAACAACTTCTAGGCTCGCTCGGGCGAGCTTCTTCATCACACGACATCAAAGGACAATCCATGGGGCAGGTATTCTCGATGGTTCGCGACGGATTGGTGAGCCTTGCATCCCGCATGGGCACTGATCGCGACAAGGCGGCATCGGTTTTCTACACGCAGCCTATCCTGACGGACGAACAGATCATCGCCGCCTATCGCGGCTCCTGGCTGCCGCGCAAGATCATCGACATTCCGGCTCTCGATAGCTGCCGGAAATGGCGAAACTGGCAAGCTGCGAGCGATCAGATCGGCTCGCTCGATGCGGAGGAACGCCGGCTTAATCTGCGCGGTAAAGTGCTGGAAGCCTCAACGAAAGCACGGCTTTTCGGTGGTGCCGCTCTTTTTATCGGGTCCGAGGATGGCGATCCGGCACGGCCGTTGGAGATGGAGCGGATCGGAAAGGGTGGCCTCAAGCATTTGACGGTGCTCACGCGTCGCCAATTGGCGGCCGGCGATATTGATAGTGATCCAACCTCGGAATGGTATGGCAAGCCCAAATTCTACGCGCTGACCGGTGCCAACGGTGTGCAGGTGACCATCCATCCCTCTCGGCTCGTCATCTTCAAAGGTGCGATGACGCCGCATGAAGAGTTTGGTGGAGCGGGTAGTCAGCCTTGGGGCGAAAGCGTGCTGGCCGCGACTTTCGATGCGATCAAGAATGCCGACAGCACGGCCGCCAATATCGCCAGCCTGGTCTTCGAGGCCAAGATCGACATCATCAAGGTTCCGCAATTCTCGGCCAATATCGGCAATCAGGCCTACGAAGATGCCGTGCTGCGTCGCTATGCACTCGCCAACACCATAAAAGGGGTCAACGGCACACTGATCCTTGACGCCGAGGAGGAATACGACAGCAAGAGCGCGCCACTCTCTGGTCTCACAGATATTCTGATGGCTTTCCTGCAAATCGTTGCCGGCGCGGCTGACATTCCGGTCACGCGATTGCTGGGTCAGTCTCCCGCCGGCATGAATGCGACGGGCACGGCCGATATGAAGAATTATCACGATCGCATCCAGGCCATTCAGGAGCTTGATTATACGCCGGCAATGTCCCGGCTTGACGAGTGTCTCATCCGCTCTGCCACCGGTTCGCGCGATCCCGCCATCTATTCGACTTGGGCACCGCTGGAGCAGATGAGTGAGACGGAGCGGGCCGATATCTTCAAGACGAAGGCTGAGGCGGCGCGAGCCTTATTTGGCTCAACGCAGGGAGAGGAAATCATTCCTCGCCAAGCGCTTGCAAAGGCATTGTTGAATACCTTTGTGGAGGATGGATCGCTGCCGGGTTTGGAGACGGCAGCAAAGACATCCAGCCAATCGAATGAGGTCGAGCAATTCGAAACGGATCCCCGCGCGACCTAACGAACCGACGACGTCGCGCCGTCGACGCGATGGACCCGCTTTGCCTCGGTGAGTGGCTTTAACCCAAACCAGATTGGCTTCCGCCAGGAGAAATCCCAACATGAATTTCACAGATACAGTCACCGTCGCGGGGACGCGGCGGACGGGGGACGGCTATCTTGTGGCCGACGCCCGCATCGCCCGCACCGGCATTCAAACCTATGCCGGCGCCGAAATCGGCAGGCCGGAAATGCCGACGGTACGGATCTACCGGCCCGGTGGCGAGGTCTTTTCCGAAGACACGCTCAAGAGTGCGGCTCACCGTCCGGTGACAAATGAGCATCCGCCCGAGATGGTCACCTCGGAAAACTGGAAGAAATATGCCGTCGGCCAGACCGGAGACGAGATTAGCGGCGAGGGCATCTTCCTTCGCGTGCCGCTGATGGTCAGCGACGAGGAAACGATCCAAGCCATTGAAAGCGGGAAACAGGAGCTTTCCGCCGGTTACGTTTGCGATGTCGATTTCACCGCCGGAGTAACGCCTGCTGGCGAGGCCTATGACGCCATCCAGCGAAATATTCGCATCAACCATATCGCCATTGTGCGCCGTGGCCGGGCGGGCTCGAAAGTCCGCATCGGCGATGCCGCTGCACCGTGGGGCTGCTCTCCTCTCGCAGCCCCACGCCCCCTTTCCGATGACAGGCAAAGCAAGGAAGGAATGATGCCCACAAAGACGATCGTGATCGATGGCGTCGAGATCGAAGTTTCCGATCAGGCCGCAGAGATCATCACGACATTGCAGCAGCGCCTAGCTTCTGCCGAGGCCGGCCATCAGAAGGCGATTGCCGTCCGAGATGCCGAGCTTGATACGCTGAAAGCGGCTCTTCTCGACGAAGCGGAGATTGAGCGCCGCGCTGAGGCGCGCGCCGATCTGATCGGCCTTGCCAAGGCGATTGCCGATAATATCCAGACATCCGGTCTTTCGGACGCCGCCATCCGCAAAGCCGTCGTGATTGCCAAGGCAGGCGAGGGAGCCGTCCAGGGCCGATCAGAGGCCTATATCGATGCCCGTTTCGACATGCTGGCCGAAGGACTACGCAAGAAGCCGGATCTTTTTGCTGATGCCATCAAGGACGGCATCAGCCCGACGCAGCCATCCACATCCCTAGCCTCTGCCGCCTACGCCGCCATGGTGCGCGATCTCGAGAGCGCGCATCTGGCTGCCAACCCCTCTTAACCAGGTCAACGAAAAGGAGACGCTTCAATGGCGACTTATCAGACCACCTATGGAAACGCTCCTCGGAAGGGCCTGCACGGGCAGATCGCTTCTGAGGAAAAGGCCAATAAGATCAGCCGCACCGTCGAAACCGTTGCCGGTATCAAGTTCGGGCAGCCCGTTCAGCGCGGCCTTGCCGATCATGGCGTGGCACCCTTTGCCGCCGGTGGCAAGTTCATCGGCATTGCGGTGCTGACGCCCAATGTGCTGCCCGATGTGGCTCCGGCCGGCGGCTATGCTCAGTTCGTCACCGGCGCATTCCTGACCTCCGGTCAGATGTATGTACGGGCCGGCGGCACGGTCTCGGATGGTGACGCCGTCTACTACAATCCCACGACCGACGCTTACGTCAACGCAGCCGGCACCGGCAACGTCGGTCCCATTCCCGATTGTTTCTTCGATACGAGCGGCAGCAACGGCGACATCGTCGAAATCTCGCTCAAGCACAGGAGCGCCTAATCCATGAACCAGTTCGCTCGACAGCAGTTTGCCGACGCCCAGGCCGCTTATTCCTTCGTCATCGCGCAGGGGCGCAATATCGAGACGCGCATCTATCAGCGCCGCTACCCGACCCTCAACTACGGCCTCCATATCCCGGTCGTCACCGAAGGCAATGAATGGGCTTCCGGCACGACCTTCTTCACCGTTGACAGCGCCGGCGAGGCGAAGTTCCTCTCGGCTGCTGGCACAGACATGCCGTTCAGCCAGTCGACCCGCGACAGCGCCAGCCATGATTTCGCGATGATCGGCTCGGGCTGGGAGTGGAACCTCGAAGAGGTCAACCAGGCCGCCCTCTACAATCTCGATCTCAATGCTTCCAACGCCATTTTCGCCGCCGATAAGATCGAGCGCCTGCTCAATTCCGTCGCCATGACCGGCTCGACGGAAAAGGGCTGGACCGGTTTCGTCAACGATCCGAAGGTGTCGCGCGTCGATGTCGCTGCCGATGGCACAGGCGGCTCGACCCACTGGTCCGCCAAGACGGCCGACCAGATCCTGCGCGACGTCAACGATCTTATCGGCGGCGTGCGGCAGCGGACCGGCGAAGTCGAGTGGATCGACAGCCTGCGCCTGCCGCCGGAAGCCTTCCGCCTGATCGCCACCAAGCGGCTTGCCGATGGTGACGGCTATATCACCGTTCTGGACTTCTTGCGGCGCGGCAATGTCTATACGGCCGAGACGGGTCAGCCGCTTGACATTCAGCCGCTGCGTGAGCTTGCGACGGCCTCACAGGATGGCGGCGGCCGCATGGTCGTCTATCGCCGCGATCCGGAAGTGCTGCGCTTCCACCTGCCGATGCCGCGCCGCGTGCTGCAGCCGCGCCAGAAGTCGATCATGAGTTTCGAGACCGGCATCATCGCCCGCACCGGCGGCACGGAAGTGCGCCTGCCGGCAGCCATGGCCTATGGCGACGAGATCACGGCTGCGGCCTGACGCTGATTGCCCTCTCTCCGCTTCGCGCGGGGAGAGGGCATCTGTCTTCCCAACGATCGACACGGAGCTTTCATGTCCGCATCCTTTTACGGCACGCTTGCTGCCGCCGATGCCTATTTCGCCGATCGTGCCAATGCCGGCTGGACCGTGGCCAATGAAGGTGATCGTCTGGCGGCACTGGTGCGTGGATCGCAGGCTGTCGATAGCCTCTACGAGCCAAAATTTACCGGGCGGCGCGCTAGCGGTTACGATCAAGTGCTGTCTTGGCCGCGCCGCGACGCTGTTACTGTCAACGGCGAGGTGGTTGCAGGCGACGCAACGCCTTCGGCCGTGACTTACGCGGCCTATGAGGCGGCGGCGCTTGAGCTTGCGGAGCCGGGCAGCCTGACGCCAGTTATCGTCGCGGCTCGCACGGTGAAGCGCGAGAAGGTGGGACCGCTGGAGACGGAATATGCCGTTGCCGACACGAGCGACGACATGATCGCGTCCGCAAGGCCAGTGCTGACCAAGCTCGATGGGCTGCTCTATCCACTCCTGCGTCCGGTACTCCCGGGCATTCTGGTGGTGTGATGGCCGCTTTCGATTACGACAAGGCGCGATCGACCGCCGAGCGTTTGATCGCCAAATTTGGTCAGAAGGGTAGTGTGCGGCGCATCACGAATTCGGGTCCGGACTATGATCCGGTTCAGACGAGTGAGGACTTTGCCTGCTCGTTCGTCGATCTCGATCGGAGCCAGGCGCATGTCACCGATACGCTGATCCAGCGTGGGGATCGCATGATCTATCTCTCGACCGAGGGGCTATCGATCACGCCGACACTGGCCGACAAGGTGCTGATCGGCGGCATCGAGCATGCGATCGTCGATATCCAGCTACTATCGCCGGGCGGGACGGTCGTCTTTTGGCAGCTGCAGGTGCGGCGATGAAGGCGCTGGTACGTTTCAAGACGATCCTGACGCTTTGGCTGCTGTCACGAGTGATCCTGCTGCTCAATCGCGTTTCACCATTGCCGGGGATTGAGAGGAGTGGCGGAGCGAAGGCGGAATCCCAAACCGTGCCCGCTACGGCCATCTCACTCTTTTGAATTTCGAGCGGCGTGGCTCTTCACCCGGCGACGCCGCCGATGACGCCTAACCATATCAGGAGGTATCCGACATGGCTTCCTCGAATTTTTCCAATGACATCGCCGCCTGGTCTGAACGAACCAAGAAGCGTATGCAGGATGTGGTGAACCTTTCCGCGCAGCGGCTGGCCGAGGCGATCGTCGAGGCGACGCCTGTAGCCTCCGGCGAACTTGTCAATTCCTTCCGGGTCTCCGCCCCGCCGCGGCAAAGCGGTGATGCCGAGGGGAAGGATGACGGTCAGCCGGTCAATCTGGCCGGTCTCGGCGTGCCACTGGGCGGCATGATCCATATGGGTTTCACCGCGCCTCATGCCGCCACCGTCGAATATGGCAGGGATGGTCAGGCGGGGCAGGGCATGGTGCGGCTCGCCGCGAAGCAATGGCCCGATATCGTCGAGCGCGCCGCGCGCGACTTGGCGGACTGACCCTCGAATCTCAACAATCTAGACAAGGTGACGCATGGCGACGGCGACGGACGCTCTCATTCTGGCTGCGCTGCTGGACCATCTGGCCGCACTCCAATTTCAGCCGCCATTGCCGGTGGCGCAGCCGGGCATTGCCTTCCCGCCGGCGGGGCAAGAAAAGCCGGATAACTATCTGGCCGTCAGCTTCCTGCCCAATCGTCCCCGGCAGGTGACGCTTGGCGACGATCCGCAGCAGAAGCTCGGGCTTCTGCAGGTTTCCGTCTATTGGAAGGCCGGCGGCGGGCTGATCAAGCCGCTCGATGCCGCCGGCCAGGTCATCGATCACTTCAATAACAAGACGCTGTTCGCCTCTGGCGTGAAGATCACGATCAGTGGCGAGCCGTGGGCCGCAGGCCCGATCCAAGAGGATGACCGGGTGCAGATACCGGTCACCATTCCCTACACCGCCTTTGAACCGGAGACATGATCCATGGCGAACAAAAGCACGAAGAAGGGCTCGAAAGTCTACGTATGCGAGACGCCCCAGAATACCGATCTCACGGCCACCGCCTATGCCGCGCTGACCTGGGTGCAGGTGGGCAAGGTCGGCAAGGTCGGCGATTTCGGCTCGGACTCCACCATCAACCACTACGATACGCTGGATGAGCCGGTGCAGCAGAAGCAGAAGGGCGTTTCCAACGCCGGCGATCCGGAGCTCGAAGTCGCCTCCATCGCCGACGATCCGGGCCAGGATATCCTGCGCACCTTCGGCGATCCCCTTAACGTCAACAACATGGCGATCAAGGTGGAGCGCAACGACGCGCCGCAGGGCAAGACCAACACGGTGTTCTATTCGCGCGGCGTCGTTTCCGGCCCTCTTTATCCCGGCGGCGGCTCCGATGATTTCGATCTGGAGAAGTTCAAGATCGGCCTCAATCAGCTGCCGATCCGCGTCGATCCCGTCACCACGCCGTAAGCGCTATCTTACGAAACCGGGCGCGTCGCTCTCCTGCGGCGCGCTGCCACTCGATTACGTCCCAACCGATAAGGTGTTTCCTTGGATATCTCCAGTCTCGTCAATTCCGAAGATCTCTTCGAGCTGCAGCTCCTGCACCCGGCCACCGAGGAGCCGCTCGGCATCTCCTTCATGATCCGCTCGGCCGAGAGCAACGAGGTGAAGAAGATCGTTCGCCAGCATAGCGACCGCTTCCTCGCCAGCCGCAAGAAGAAGCTGACCACCAGCAAGGTCGAGGCCGAATATCTCGACAAGGCGGCCGCCGCCATCGCCTCGTGGAACTGGGGCGAGCAGCAATGGAAGGGCGAGCAGCCGGTGCTCTCCTTCGAGAAGGCCCGCGAAGTCGTCGAGGATGCCGGCTGGATCTACGATCAGGTGGCTGGCGCCTCGGAGGACCGCGCAAATTTTATGAAGAGCTTGCCGAAGGGCTTTCAGAAGCCGTAAGGATCGTTGCGCGCTATGATTGCGTGCGCGATACAAATGGCGAGACCCGGCGCGAACGCAACGAGGCCTTTGAGCTAATCAGCCCGGAGGCCGAGGTGCCGGAGGCTGGCCATGCGCTCTGGGACTGGTTCTGGGACCTGCGTTCGGCGCAGGCCCCCGGATTTTCCGGCCCGGCACCGCTCTCACACCAGGAAATGCTTGCCTGGCTGCAGCTGACCGGCAACCTCCTGCGCCGCGAGGACATCGCCGTGCTGAAGGCGATGGACGGGCGCTATTGTCAGGTGGTGGAGGAGGAGACGGAGGCGATCAGGGCGCGGGAGGCGGGGTAGGTTTTAGGAAGCGACTTCAAATGCATCAACCAAAGAGCCACCTGAATGTATCGCGAACCCATCCCGCATAAGGGGCAATTGGTTTCAATTCTCTCTGCAATTCTTCCACAGTTCGGGAAGGGGTATGGCTAAAGTCCCTAAGTATCTCAGAATCACTGGTGGAATCGGTTTTAAAGATGGAAACCCCACCCGCTGATATTTTGGAAATGCTGCCATCAATGGACAGATATTGACAAGTAATTGCTCTGGTAACCTTTTCCGCTTTCGTATTCAGCACGTTAAAGTTTATGGTTGCGGTATAGAGCATAGGCTTTATCGAGCCTTCATCAAATCTCTCCAGAAAAAAGCTTCGTATGTCGGGGCTTTGTTTGTACTCTTCTTCCAGGTCACCTCTGGTGCCCAGCCTCTCGTTAAAGAAGAACCTGTTGCGCTCATAGGTGGAAGATGCCGCGAGATATTCTTTAAGACGGGCCTCGCAAGCGGTCACGATCGGCGGATCAAAGATGCCAAAGCTGTAGATCAACAACAACGCGGCAAGCACTGCAATCACGCTGGAAATCAGCTTCATTAAAACTCCCGGGAGTAGCTTCGCGGCATTCTCTCGTATGAAATCAAAAGGTGGTCCAGTGACAGATATCGCAACTCTCGATTTGCTTTCGCTTGAAGTAGACAGCCAACGCGGCCAGCCAAAGTTCTATGGATTTTCAGGGTGCGTAAAATCGATATAGTTCTTTTGTGCGGTCTGCAGGTCGTGGTTTACGGTTGAGATATTCCACACGCATCCCTCGATATCCTCTTTCCGACCGAGCTTCTTTTCACTCTCGATAAACTTTTCAAGTCTGTCTACTTGTTGTGCCGCCTTTTCCGGTGACGCGCCGATCTGCTGGAGCGCCTTCTCGGCATACGTCCGAATTGCGTTGTAGTATGTCGTGCCAAGCGCATCGCGGCATTGATAAGCAATCATGAAACTCACGTTCACACCATCGATGACTTTACCGGCCAGCTGAAGACGCTTGTGCTCGTCGTTAGCTAAGACTTGTGTGTTGATTGTGCACACGAAGAATGCAGCCAGAAGTAGTTTAAGCCTCATCGTCGCCTCCGCTTTTCTCAAAGTTGCGTCTCCAACCACTCCGCGTTTGTTTTGCCGTCGACGATTACATAGAGACGGTCCGCTCTGGAGGTGTCTTCATTGTCAGTTGGATACTGACATATGGTGGTCCCGCGAATTGGTGTGCCATAGGCGTTGGGAGCATCGTAAGTTATAAGAACCTCAAACATCCGAGGTTTTACACGGCCTCGGTCAAAATCCTTCATCCTGGCTCCCTGGATGAGCGGCCCATATTCGTCCCCAGCCAGATAGCGTTTGTAGTCGTCGCGGCTGAGAGGCTCTTGGGATTCCTTGATTTCGATCCGCTTGTATCCTGCCGGCGCTAAAAGTCTCAATTTCAAAACTTCTTCGCACACGGTCACCAATTTCGATTCAGAAGAGCTACAACCGCCAGTGGCTGGCAGCAAAAGAGCCACGCTGACCAATCTCCACAATCTTATCACGAAATCCCCCATTCAAAGCGCAGGGTTGTATTTCGCATGTTTTGAAAAGGCATGCCAGTGGCAGATGTTGCGATATTGATTACCGAACCGGTCGCAAACTGTCACTTAACGACGAGCGGCTATTCGGAATTTTGATATTGACAGATCTAACTGTCTTTGGGCCGCTTGCAACTCTTGGAGGCAACGCTCTGCTGCTCTTGCGGGAAGCTTCTTCTGCTCACGACGAAAAGTCTTTATTTGTTCATCGACAATATTCGCCGCTCTATCTCGTGAATTGCGAATAGCTTGAGGATTATCCATCGGGCCTAGAGAGGAAAATGCTTGTACTGTTCTTTCCCGCGCAAGATCATAAAAAGAGGCGCCGATGGCGTCTTGGCAAATATACGCAACACCCAAGTAAATTATGCCCTGCGTACCAACCTCCTCAGCTGCTTTGCTTGCTGCTGTTCGGTCAGCGTCCTCCGCATAGACACTACTCGCGACCATGAATGCCGCTATAAATAAAAACACGCGCATAAAATATCCCCGGTTGAATCAACCATAAGACGATAGCGTACAATTCAAACAAAAGGAAAGCCTATGACGGACGTTGCTACGTTAAGTCTTGTGGTTGCTATTTCTAGCGTTTCCCAAGCGATTGTCGAAGTTGACAATCTGTCCGGAGCCTCGAAACGAGCGCAGGGAACCGTGGCGGGACTGGAGGGCGCATCGCGACGCGCGGCTGGTGCTGCTTCTGCCGCAGCCGCGGCCTACGAAAAACAAGGAAAGGCGGCCCTCAAAGCCTCTACGCAAGTTCAAGTTTATCTAAGCGCCATAAGCCAAAATGCGAACGGTTCACCAGCTTCCAAACAAGTTGAGAACTACGCCGATAGCTTGGAAAAAAGTAAGAAAAGCGCTTCAGATGCATCCAAAGAAGCTACCGAACTCGCCTCGAGCCTTATAGACGTTGCAAAGGCAGCCGGGAATGGCGATAGCGTTCTGAAAATTTTAGCTGACAAAGGGCCAGGGATTGCAAAATCTCTGGGATCTGAAGGGGCTGCCGGTGGGCTGAAGAAGCTTGGGGCGGCCTTTTTGACAGTCATTTCCCCAACCAGCCTGTTGGCGGCAGCTGTGACCGGGTTAATCGCCATAGGCGTTCAAATGGTCGATTGGCCTAAACTCGCAGAAACAGCCCTCAAAGGACTTGCCAGCATCTTGCAGGCGATTGCTCCCTACGCCTTGCTTGCCGCGGCTGGACTAGCCCTGGTCTACGCACCAGCAATTCTTGCTGGCTTGGCGGCCCTTCCGAGTGCAATTCTAACGATAACTTCAGCACTCTGGAGCCTAGCAACGGCAATCTATGCAACAGTTGGCTTGCCGGTGCTTCTGGTCGCCGGATTTGTCGCAATTGTTGCGGCGGCGGTTATCTTCAGAGATGAGCTTACGAAATATCTCGGTGTCGATATTGTCGGAGCAGCCAAGACTGGTGTGAACTTTATCATAGGCAGCTTTGTTGCCGCCTATCATGACATCGAAATCCTCTGGAGCAATTTCCCGGACATTATTGTTGCTGCGGCTACAGGTGCCGCAAATGCGGCAATTGGGGCGACGAACAGTATCATTCAATCGGGTATTGACGGCATAAATGCGCTTATTAGAGGCTTACAGCAGATTATGAGTTTCGTTGGCGCAGACAAAGCAGCCCAATACTTTGGCTTTAGTGGCACACTGAAGGAACTCGATCCATTCAAAGGAATGGGGCCGATAAGCGACGGTGGTGCAGCAGATCGTCTACGCAAAGTGCTTGATGATCGCAATGAGCAGATCCAAAAGGATCTCAACGCTGATCATATAGGAAATATCGTGACAAACATTGGTCAAGCTACCTCGACTGTGGGCAACAAGTTCAAGGAGATCGCTGATGGCTTCACAAAATCAGACAGGAAGGCGATGGGAGCAGTAAGCGGTGCAGGGCAAGTCGTCTCCAGGCCGGTAACTAGCGCTCCTACTTCAGATTCATATGGTAGTATCGTAGCGGACGCTAACAAGCGCATTGCCTCGCTCCAACAGGAGCAAGCAGCACTTGGTATGACGGAGCAAGCGGCAGCAAAAATGCGCAATGAAACTGAGTTGTTGAACAAGGCTCAGGAGAAAAATATCGCGCTTACACCCGAACAGAAGACGGAGCTTGGTGGCCTGGCGGAAAAGATGGCCTCCGTCGAGGCGGCAACAAAGAGCGCTCGGGAGGCGATGGATTTTGCCAAGGATCTCACGAAGGGCTTTATCTCAGATCTCAAAAGCGGCTTGAAAAACGGTGAATCCTTTTGGAAGTCTTTCAGCACGGCTGCTGTGAACGCGCTGAACAAGATTGCGGATAAGCTCCTTAATGATGTTTTGGATAGCCTGTTCAAGGTCAATAGTGCGGCGAGTGGCGGCGGTGGAGGGGGCGGCTTTCTCAGTGGCCTTCTTGGGATCTTCGGGTTTGGCGGCGGGAGCAGTGGCGGCAAGTTCGATCTGGCGACGGGTGCGAATGCCCCGATCCCGATCCCACGTCCTACATTTGCAAACGGCGGCTATACCGGCCCTGGCGGCAAGCATGAGCCCGCGGGCATCGTTCATGCCGGCGAGGTCGTCTGGAGCCAGAAGGATATTGCCCGGGCGGGCGGGGTCGGCGTCGTCGAGGCGATGCGGCTTGGCCGGCGCGGCTATGCCGATGGCGGCGTGGTCGGCGAGGGCGGGCCGCAATTGCTGCGGGCGCAGCCGGATGCTGCCGTTCCCGTCCGTCGCCTCAGGGCCGACAACCAGAACGATGCCTCCGGCTCCGCTTCCGGCGTGCATGTCACGGTCGGCGTTTCCGTCGATGAGGACGGCAATCTGAAGGCTTATGTGAAGAATGTCGCGCAATCGGAAGCGCAGAGTTCGACGCGGCAGGGGCTGAATGATTTCAATCAGCAGCTTCCCGACCGCGTCGCGCAGATCAACCGCAATCCCCGGAGGCGCTGATGGCCGTTTCCTATCCTTACAGCCTGCCGGCCTTTGCCGATCTCCTGAAGATCTCCAGCATCGTCTGGGACATTCAGCGCAATGACGAGCTTTCCGGCTCCGGCGATGGCCGGGTCTGGCAGGCGGAGCTGGCGCCGCCGCTCTGGACCGGCACGGTAACGCTCTCCGACATGTACAATGCGGAGGCGAAACAGATCGCCGCCCGCATCCGCAAGCTACACGGCGCCCAGGAGGCGCTTTTTCTTTATGATCCGCTGTCGAAATATCCGCAGGCCGACCCCGACGGGACGAAGCTCGGGAGCGCTGCGGTCAGCGTCGCGGCACTCGGGGCTGACAATGCCTCGCTCAGCCTCAAGGGTCTGCCGGCTGGTTATCGGCTGACAGTCGGCGACAAGATGCAGGTCGGCTATGGCGGCCGCTATGCCTTTCTCGAAATTTCGGAAACGGTTGATGCCAGCGGGCACGGGATAACGCCCGTCTTCGGCGTCTTCCCGCATCTGCCGGCCGGCTTTGCCGCCGGTCTCGGCGTGACGCTGCTGCTGCCGGCCTGCAAATGCCTGGTCATGCCGGGCAGCCACAATCCCGGCACCGCGAGCGGCCCGATCACCACGGGCGCAACCTTCAAGATCATCCAGAAGAAATAGACGATGAAAAACATCACCTCCGCCTTCTTCGCGGCGCTGACCGGCGCGCGCGACAAGGGGCTTGTGCCCCGTCGTTTCGTATGGATCACCGGCAAGGATATCGCCAGCGGCGCGCCCGCTTCGATCGGCCTCTGGACCGGCGACGACGATATCAACATCACCGTTACCTCCGGTGTTACCGGTCTGCCGGAGGCGCGGACCTATTATGGCGGCCTCAATCTGCAGGTGAGTCCGATCCCGCGCACGGCCGATCTGACGATCCAGACGGTGACCATCACCATCGGCCAGATCGCGCCCGCCGTGCAGCAACTCGTGCGCGGCTACGATCTGCGACTGGCACCGATCGAAATCCACGACATGTCCTTCGATACCGGCACGCGCCTGCCGAGTGCGGCACCGGAAATCGCCTTTCTCGGCATTGCCGATGGCGCGCCGGTGAAGACGCCGGCCGTGGGGCAGGATGGCGATATCGAAATCTCCGCCATCTCCGCCGCCATCGCCATGCTGGAGCGCACCAACCCGGCCAAATCCTCCTATGAAGGCCAGAAGCGCCGCAGCGGCGATGAATTCGGCCTTTATTCCAGCACCGTCGCCAATTGGCAGATCCCCTGGGGGCAGAAATGAACAGCGATCTTGTCAGGGTCAAGAACTGGCGCGCATGCTTCGTTGCCGAGATCGATCGGCTGAAGCGCACGCCCTTTGCCTGGGGTAGCCATGATTGCGGTCCGGGTCTTGCCGGCAATCTGGTGCTGGCGATCACCGGCGTCGATTGCGCCGCCCAGTTTCGCGGCGAATATTCGACCGCTGCCGGCGCGCTGAAGACGATGAAGGCGGCGGGTTTCGACAATCTCGCCGATCTCGTTGCCAGCATGCTGCCGGAGATCCATCCGAGCGAAGCCGGTATCGGCGATATTGCCGCCGTCCCGCATGAAGGCCCCTTCGGCTACGCACTCGGCGTCGTCAATGGCGAGCGTATCTTCGTGCTGCGCGAGAGCGGGCTCGGCACCGTCGATCTGCTCGACGCCAAGCGGGCATTCAAGGTCGGCTAATTCGCCGTCTCATCATCATTTTTATCTCTGACCGGTGATAAGTCGGCGCAGCGTTGGTTGCGACGGCCCTTTCCCACGCGCCAATCGAGGTCGTCCGATCCATGAAATATCTCATCCTGCTTCTGAACGTCCTCAGCTTCTGGCTGATGGCGGATGCGGCGCATGCCGACCCGCTCAGCCTGGCGATCAGCTCGATTGCGAGTTTCTTCTCCTCGATCAGCATCGGCAAACTAATACTGACGGTTGCCATCAATATCGGCCTTTCGCTGGTCGAAAAGGCGCTGGCGAAGAAGGATAAGCCGCAACCGGCCGGAACGAAGCTCGAGATCAGCATGGGGGACGATCATGCGATGTCCTTCATCATCGGCAGCTACGCGACCGCCGGCAAGCGCAAATATGCCGGCACCTGGGGGGAGGACGGCAAGACGCCGAATGCCTATTTCACGGATATCATCGAGATCGGCAGTCTTCCCAACCGCGCCGGCGAGCGTGGCCTGACCAGCATCTGGATCGACGACCAGAAGGTTGGCGTGCTCTGGGAGGAGCCACACCCGGACGGCCGCGGTTTCCCGGTTCTGCAATATCGCGTCAAGGGCAAGGACTATCTCTGGATCAAGTTCCTCGACGGCACGCAGACGAGCCCCGATCCTTTCCTGATGGCAAAGTTTGGCGCCCATGCGGAGCGGCCCTGGAAGCCCACGATGATCGGTCGCGGCTGCCAAGTCGTCATCCTGACCTCGCGCTATAACACCGAACTCTTCAAGGGCGTCCCTGCTGGCCTTTTCGAGCCGCACCCACTGCCGCTCTACGATGTTCGCAAGGATTCCTCGGTCGGCGGCAACGGTGCGCATCGCTGGGCCGATCCTTCTACGTGGGAGCCTAGCACCAACCCGGCTGTGATGACCTACAACCTTGCCCGTGGTGTCTACTACGGGTCGGAATGGGTCTATGGCGGCCAGAACATCGGCGCCTTCTGCCTGCCGGCGGCGAACTGGATGGCAGCGGCGAATGCCTGCGACGCGTCCGTCCCGCTCGACGGCGGTGGCAGCGAGCCAGCTTTCCGTGCCGGCTACGATATCCAATGCGATCAGGAACCCCTCGATGCCATTTCCGAACTGCTGAAGGGCTGCAACGGCCGCATCGCGGAAGTCGGCGGCATCTTCAAGATGCTTGTGGGAACGCCGGGCGCGGCGGTCTATTCTTTCACGGATGACGATATCATCGTCACCGAGGGGCAGGATTTCCAGCCATTCCCGTCGCTTTCGGCAACTTATAACGCCATCGAAGCCACCTATCCGGAGCCAGCGGAAAAATGGGCCACGAAGGACGCGCCGGGCCGCTATAATGCCGATCTCGAGGCGCAGGACGGTAATCGGCGCCTGCCGGCGCAGGTTCAGTTGCTCGCCGTACCCTTTGCCAACCAGGTGCAGCGCATTGGCCTGGCGATGATCCAGGATTACCGGCGCTTTCGCGTACACCAGGTATCGCTGCCGCCGGATGCCTATCCTCTGGAGCCGAATGACGTCGTTTCCTGGTCGTCGGATCGCAACGGCTATGACGAGAAGAAGTTTCTCGTCGTCAAAGTCGAGCCGCAGTCCAATTTCTTGATCGTCGTCACGTTGAAGGAAGTTGACCCGGCCGACTACGACTGGCATCCAGGCCTGCAATTGCCCACTGCGATCGGCTGGCTCGGCCCTATCACGCCGCCGTCGCAGCCGATGATCGGCTGGACCGTGGAGCCGTCAACCATCAAGGATGCGGGCGGCATTGATCGCCGCCCGGCAATCAAGATCAGCTGCGCACCGGATCTCGATGATGTCGCGGGCGTTTGGGTGCAGGTGCGGCTTAAGGAAACCGGCGACGTTGTCTTCGACAGCGACAGCAACCCGTATGCCTCGCCATATTCATGGATCATCTCCGGAAACTGGATGATCTCCAATACTGATTATGAGGCGCGTGGTCGGTACCTTCCGAAGTCGAACCGGGCAACGGACTGGTCGGCGTGGCTGACGGTGAAGACGCCGAATGTCCTCATTCAGACGGCCGATGTTCTCGATGGTGCAATCATCCAGTCGAAGATCGCCGATGCTGCCGTCACGGCTGCAAAGATCATGGATCAGGCCGTTTCCAATCTAAAGCTGGCCGATCAGGCGGTTTCGACGGCTAAGCTGCAGGTCGCGGCCGTCACGGCCGACGTGCTGGCGAGCAGCGCGGTGATCTCCACCAAGCTTGCCGATGGTGCGGTGACCGCCGCCAAGCTCGCCCAGGGCGCGGTGGACGCGACAAGCCTTGCAAGCAGCATCAAGGCCGTCGAAGTCGTTTCCAGTCTGCCGACGACCGGCAATGTCGAAGGCCGGCAGGTGTTTCTGACGACGGACGGCAAGCTCTATCGCTATCATAACGGCGCATGGACTGCGGCCGTTGCTGCGATCGATATCAATGGCACCTTGAACAGCGCGCAGATCGCCGACAACGCCATCACGATCGACAAGCTTGCGGCCAATGCCGTGGACGCGACGAAATTCGCTTCCGGCATTCGGCCGGTTGAGATCGTTGCGAGCCTGCCGACGACGGGTAATGTCGAGGGTCGCACGGTCTATCTGACGACCGACGACAAGCTCTATCGCTACACGGGCAGCGCCTGGACAGCGGCGACGGCGGCGGGCGACATCGCCGGGCAGATCGTCGGAACGCAGATCTCCGATGGAGCGATTTCGACGCCGAAGCTTGCGGCAGGCTCGGTCACCACCAATGCGCTCGCAGCCGGCGCTGTGACGGCCGACAGGATCGCCGCCAACAGCATCACGGCCGGTCAGATCGCGGCCGGCGCGATCGGCGCGCAACAGATCGCCGCGAAAGCCATCACGGTCGATAAGCTGCTCGTCGGCAACTTCGACAACCTAATCGATCTCGGTTTTAGCTCAGGCTCAATGGTGGCATGGGCCACCTTCGGGCAGCAGAGCTATTATCAGGAAACCGTGAACACCGTGATGAAAGGCACTTGGATCGTTGCTTGCGATGCCCGAGACCAACTGCTTTTGGGCCAACCGCTTCTGAAGGTAGCGCCCGGCGAAACCTACAATCTCTCCGTTTGGTTCTATAACACCGACACGGCCAATGACGCCTACATGGGCGCATGGCTCAAAGATCAGTCCGGTAACAGCGCGCCGCCTGATTGGATGGCTATCGGTAGCTCGAACTCCACCAAGAATGCCTGGACCTACCTCTCTGCGAATTTCACTGTTCCAGCAGGTGTCTATCAGCTCCAGCCCACGTTCAGCGTAAATAAGACGGCGGCCAATGGAAAAAGCTGCTTTTGGGGCAAACCCGGCCTGCGCCGCGCCGCCAGTGCCGAGTTGATCGTCGATGGTGCGGTGACGGCAGCCAAGGTAGCTGCAAACGCCGTTACAGTCGGCAAGATTGCTGCGAATGCGGTGACTGCTGGCACCATTGCCGCCAATGCGGTCACGGCGGGCACGATCGCGGCCGGTGCCGTCTCGGCTGCGCAGATCGCGGCCGGTGCCATCACGGCCGACAAGCTTGCGGCTGGGTCCATCTCCAGCCAGGCGCTGGCTGTCGGCAATGGTGGCAACTATCTCTCGAACTCGGATCTCTCTGCCGGCCTCACGGGTTGGGGATACGAGTGGTCAAATGGGTTCGCCAACTTTTCGCTGTCACTGCGCACCGATACTTACGCGCCGGTCCCCGGTGCGATCGAGATCTATCAGGGCAATGGCAATCAGGGCGTCGAGTACGGCGTAAGGTCCCTTAATGCGGACGGCAGCGGCGAGCAGTTCGCCGTCAAGCCAAATGGCTGGTACGAGCTGTCGGTCTATTATTTCGGCCACCGATGCAATGGCGTGCAGCCCTATCTCGGGGTCTACGACGCCAACGGCGGCCTGATCAGCTATCCTAGCTGGGGAGTGTTCCCTGCCGCTCAGAATTTCGATCCGCAGAAGAACCTCGTTAATTACCAGCGCTTCTGGGGCAAGGTGCAGATGCCGGCGAACGCGGCCAGAGCCATCGTGTTCTTCCGGATGAAGGGGACGCAAGCGGGTCAGGACGACAGCTATTTGTGGCTGACGCGCATGTATTTCGGCGAAGCCAATCCCAATCAGACGGAACCGAGCCCATGGAGCGACGGCGGCGTCACGATGATCGCGAGCGGTAATATCGTCTCTAACGCTGTCACAGCCGATAAGATTGCCGCCAACGCGGTGACGGCCGGCAAAATCGCCGCCAATGCCGTCACGGCCGGCACGATCGCGGCCGGCGCAGTCACCGCCACCACGATCGCGGGTGGCTCGATTACCGGGGACAAGATCGCCGCCAATACCATCGGCGCAGGCCAGATCGCGGCAAATGCGATCACCGCCAAGCAGCTCGTCCTGACCGATTTCAGCAATATTGCCGACAATGGCTGGCAGACCGGGACCTTGGATGGTTGGACCGTTCAGAACCAGCAGGCCTACTATCTTGATACGACCTCCGGCGACGCGGCCGGCTGGGTGCTGCAGTCGCTCGGTCGCGACTGCGCGCGGTCCAACTTCATCACCGTGACGGCGGGCGAGGTCTATGCCTTCGATGTCTGGGTTTACAACACTGACTCGAACGCCGCGAACATCTTAGCCGCAGTCCAGACACCCTCTGGCACGTGGGGTTTCACCGCCGTGACGGGCACCACCGTTAAGAACGGATGGGTGCGTCTGCAGGGCCGCTACACCGTGCCGAGCGGCTACACCAAGCTCGCAATGCTGCTTCAGGTGGAAAGGACGGCGGGAACTGGTGGCTCGTGCTATTGGTCGAAGCCTGTCATGCGCCGCGCTGTCTCGGCCGAGCTGATCGTTGATGGGGCGATCACCGCCAATAAGATCGCGGTCAACAGCCTCGATGCGATCACCGCCAATCTCGGCGCGGTCAACATCAGCTCGGCCGTTATCGGCTCACTACAGGTCGGAACCAGCAATATTCAGGGCGGCGCGGTCACGGCTGTTTCAGCCGGCCGCAATGGTGCCGGCCAGACGATCGGCGCAGGCCAGACGGTTAATCTAGCCGCCTGCGGCATTACGGTCGCAGGCGACGGCCGGGTGGTGATCAGCGCCATGACTCTCGGGCAGTTCAATCAGAACGGCGGCAGCCAGAACTCCCAACCAATCGGGTGCAACATCTTCCGCGACGGCACCGCGATCTTTAGCCAGACCTATTATCTCGGCGTTGTTCAGACTGTCGTCAGCGGCACAGGCGGCCAAAACGGAGGCACCTCTCAGACGACGTATACAGCCGGTCTGGTTGCCGTTCCGGCCCTCTATGACGCTCCCGGCGCGGGCTTTCACACCTACACGCTGCAGATCTACTGCCCAGGCAACACCATCGTCTGGAACGAAAGCAACATCATCGCAACAGCGTTCAAGAGGTAGCGCCATGGCGTCTTCAGTCGCCCATTACATTCTTTTCACCACCGATGGTCGCATCCGCCAAAGCGGTCACTGTGACCGGGAAACGCTGCCCGAACTCGCCACCTTATTTGGTGAAGGCTACGCGGTCATGGAGGTGCCGGCAGCCGAATACCGGCTTGATATCGACGCCACATCGTATGTGCATGACGGCGCGATTGTTCCGAAGCGGTCGGCGCTTGATATCACCGAGTACACGATTAAGGCCGATGGCATTGAGAAGGTTTGCTTCGCCGTGCCGGCTGGGACCTCGGTCGTTCATGCCAACGAGATCGTCGCGATCGACGACGGCATTTTCGAGTTCACGACGGACCTTCGCGGCGACCACCGCCTTCCCTTCATCGCCGCAGCTGGTTTTCACGATTTCGAGGTGACCATCCATGCTGTTTAACGTGTTCGCCGATCTCGTCCTGGAGCGTGTCCAGGCGCAGACCGACATTGACCGACAGGTGCGGCTGGCGCGAATGCTGTTCATCACCGTCATTCCCGGTCAGGAAGCGGTCTATGCGCTGAAGCTTCGCGAGGCCGAGCTCATCGCCGCCGGTCGGAGCCGGGGCGATAGTGTGCCCGAGGGCGAGACGCCGCATATCACGGCCGAGGCTGGCGAAGATGGCATTAGCCGCTTCGAAAAGGCCGTCGAAATTCTAACGCGAGACCAGCACTGGAAGGTCGGCTCGCAGATGATCGAGGCTTTGCGCCGATCGGCGAAAGCAGCTCTTGCCGCCGCCAAAACCGCTCCCGAAATCCGCGCCGCCGCCGAAATGGATTGGCGGGCCGTACGCGCCTTTGCCCGAGCTTAAACAAGAGGAAGGACTACCATGTATCGCATAGACAGCATGTATGAACCAATGGTCGAGGCGCTGCTTGCAGCTCGATCGGAGAACAAAGCCGACCGCTGGATGGCCTGCGTTGCCTTCTGGCTCGGCCGGCAGCAGATCTACAATGTTCCGGACTACTGGCTCGCGCTCGCTGCGAAGATCACCTCCGGTCTTTCTGATGCCGATAAGAATGCCATTCTTGATCAACTGAGCAGCAAAGAGGCGGCGCTGGTCAGCTCGGCCGTCGATTGGCCTGAGACGCCGGGAAGCCTGCTGGCAATCATCGCGGGTTGGTCCCCCGAACCTCCTCCGGTCGATCTCTATGCCTATGCCGCATCCAAGCGCTACGCCATAGAAACGGGCGGCGTCCTGCTCAATGGCATGCGCGTCATGACCGATCGGGCGAGCCAATCGCTGATTACCGGGGCCTACAACTATGTGCTGGCGAATCCGGACGTACTGGTGAAATTCAAAACGTCGGGCGGCTTTGTCGAGCTGATGGCCGCGCAGATGACAACGATTGCAAATGCTGTCGGTGCGCATGTACAGGCGGCATTTGCGGCCGAAAATGATGTGAACGTCCAAATCACTGCCGGCATGATCACCACCAAAGCTGGGGTCGACGCATTCGCTTGGCCATCCAATGCCGGTCAGAACACAGATACCTGAGGGGGTTAAGCTTTAATTCGGGTTAAAGCCCCTGCGAGGAAAATGAATTTGGTCCAAGGGATAGGGTAGGGCCGAGATCGCCCCCCGACGCGGTAGATAGGCTAATTTATTGCCTTTGCTGAATAACCAGCGATATGCACGTAAAAGATGTCATGTGTCGATGTAACAGCAGCGACGGGCGCCCATCAGCCAGAACGATAGCGCGTGACATACCTGATACGTGAAAATCCGGGGCTGCTCCCGGTTGGAAGGCCTTTAAAGCTGCAAACGAGTTCAATCCGGCTGCCACGGGCCGGCTTTGCCCAATGACACGGTTTGCAAGCATCACATCCGCATTTGCATCTTCAAATTTGGAATGGAGCATATGGACCACGAGAAATTCTTCTCGGCGATAAGAACGTCATTGTTCAGTGGCCGGCTGTCGACAAATCAGGTCAATGGTCTTGAGGCGATTCTCGCACAATGGATAGCCGAGCCATTCGATCCACGTTGGCTGGCTTACATGCTGGCAACCGCCTATCACGAGACGGGTAAAACGATGCGAGCAATCTCGGAGAATCTGAGCTACTCGGCCGCTGGATTGCAGTCAACATTTCCGAAATATTTCAATCCAGAACAGGCTAAGGCCTATTCCCGCCAGCCGCAGCGGATCGCTAACCGCGCTTATGCGAACCGGATGGGAAACGGAGATGAAGCCAGTGATGACGGTTGGCGGTATCGTGGGCGCGGTCTCGTTCAGATTACGGGACGGGACAATTATGCCAAGTATGGCATCGCCGATGATCCGGATAGGGCTCTTGATCCTGATAAAGCGGTTGAAATCCTATTTGATGGCATGATCAACGGGCGTTTCACCGGTTGGAAGCTTGCCGATTATTTCAACGCTATCGGTTCCGATTGGCTCGGTGCGCGCCGGATTATCAACGGCACGGATCGAGCAATCGATATTGCCGGCTTTGCCAGGAAGTTCGCTGCGGCGATTGAGGGTGCTCGATAGATTTGCAGAACAATGGGCTGCGGCCGGATAGGGGCGATACAAAGGGAGCTGACCTCCTACATCCGTTTCGTGACGGCCTCCCATGAATTCAAAGCTTCGGGCGCCACGCGCTGATGCACAACCCCCATCGATACAACGGGAGAATATATGTTCAATACGAATACGTTCCACAATATTCTGAATGTGTTAATTGCGTTATCGGCTTCGATGATCGCTATTCTTCTGGCAACTGGCTGTACCCAGCTTGCCGATGGCACGTTGGAGTGTTCGCAATCCTTCGTCGGTCCAGGCTTTGCCGCAGCCGCTGTAGCGGCTTTGAGCATGCTGAAAATCATCATCAATATCATGCGGGACGGTATCACGGGTTTGATAAAGCCTCAGCCGCCTGTCGACAAATAAGCTACCCAGCCGCCGCATGCCATGAATAGGCAGCGGCGGCATTCCAAATCCCAAAATTCGATCGAGAAAAGCGATGACGTTGCACGAATTTCTGGATGCTTTGGGCATCAAGGTCGGAGTTGTCGTTGCTGGCCTTTCCGGCGGTATCCTGCGCAGTCTCTCCAGGCGCCGATATACGACGCGAGAGATTGTTGCATCGCCTATTTGCGGCGCGCTTGCTGCAACCTATTTAACGGAGCCGGCGCTTTTTTATCTGCGCGCTATCAACTGGCCTTTGCCTCAAGAGGACGTCGCGGCCATGAATGCTACGGCTTTCGTCGTTGGCGTATGCGCCATGTGGATTGCCGACCTGCTTTTTGACGCCATTTCCAGATGGGTTAAGGGAGGGCATGAAAGGACTTAG